TTCCTTCCTACCCTACTCAGACCACACGTACCAGCAGGCTCCGTACGAACCTGTGGACAAGGCTACCTTGAAAGAACTTAAGAAGGGTTTTCCTACAGAAATATCGTGGGATATTGAAGAGGCCAGCGATATGACTGAAGGGTCACAACAACTGGCCTGCACAGGGAATAACTGCGAGTTATGACATAAAGAAGATAGAGTAACCTCTGTCGTTACTGCCTACGTCCTCTGGCTTCTCTTTAGGGTCATGGGACGTAGGTATTCCTTCAGCCTGCATTTTCTTGATACGGTCTTTTGACTTCTGGCACATACTGTGGTAGTCGATAGAGGTGTACTCTACTGTGTGCTTATCGTCATTCTTCTTCATTTGTGGCTTGTCCTGTTTCAATTAACGAACCCGCTGTCATTAACTCAGCGCCCCTTTGTCTCTTGGCTTCTGCGGCTACCAATTCAGGTGACGCTTTAGCTGTCGTGATTTCCTCTAGTAGCTCTTTGTTCAAAGGCCTCTCGCCCCTTCCCTTGGCTTTCTCGTACAAAGGCGCGTCCTTCCCTAGCTGTTTCCTGTGCCTGTAGACGTTCCCTGTCATGGGCGGTGTTGCCGCAAGCAGTCTAGAGTCAAGAATCTGTGTCCCTGTTGCCCTACCACCGCTGAACTTGCTCGCTATCTTATCTAACAGACTTTCAAAAAAGTTATGCTCATCAGATACGACAGTCATGTACTTACCAGATGGGTACAGCTTTGTAATAAAGTTTACGCCACCTTCTGTGATAGCACTGCCTGTGAATGATCCAGTGACCCAGATGCCGTTCTCAGCTACGTCTTCAAGAGTTGCGCTCTTGGGATGAAACTTCCATCTAGCGCCCTCTTCTAGCTTCTGTAGCTGCTTGTATAGCTCTTCTGTTGTCAGTGTGCCGTCAGCTTTCTTCAGCACCTGAAACATGGAAGAAACGTAACCACCGCTCTTCATAGCGTCCTGAAAGTGCATCCCTGTGTTAATATTGTCTGGTGTTTTCATAAACAGAAGAGGCTTCTGGTTAGATTCGTTAAACGCTGTCTTCACGCCGCCCTCGGGAGACTTCCATACTGATCCAATGTGGTCTTCAATAATACTCAACTCTTGGTCAGTCATGCGGATCTTTCTGCCGTCTACGGTTCCTTGTAGGTTTTTAGACCTTACGGTATCTTGATAGGCTCCGGGGTAGTACGCCATGTAATCAGACACGCCTGAAGCTCTCATCACATCATCTACGGCAGGAGCAACATCACCTACGCGACCCGACTGTTTCCCGATGTGACTCATGTACTGGACCTGTGCGAAAGCCTTACGCATCTCACCTTCAGCAAGCTCTCTAGCAACAATGCCCTGACCAGCAATTCCCTGCTCCCTATATAATGCCCGTTTCTCAGGACTGATAGCCATATCCACAATGTTTCTTAATGCGTCCATGCTCCAGCTGGCGAACCCTGTGGACTTTTTACGCGCCCCTACCGCTTCTGCCGCAGTCTGTGGCCCTCTTCCTAAAGTCTCTCCAACTTTTGCCACCATTTCATCAAAAACAGTAATTGTTTTATCTATCGGGCCGTACCAATTCGGTATATAATTCGATAAAGCCGCTGTAAACATACCTCTACCAGACTCAGGCAAGGCCTGCTCCAGAAGCTCTTTGCCGCCTTTAATAAACCTACTGATGCCAGCTACAGGGATAAAATTAAGCGGATCAAAAACCATCGCCGCAGCAGCTTCTGCGTCTTCCTCTGTTACTGTAGGTCTAAGCGTCCCTGCACGTCCTCTTGATCTTGGAATTTGAATAGGTATTGTTCGCTCAAACTCAGGCACACCGAATTTTTTTGGGTCGCCTGATACAGTCTCCCTCAAAGTATCCAGAGGTACATCAAGAACATCAAACAAGGAATCTTCAGCCATTTGTGGTTTCCTCGTACTCCCGCTCCAGTTTAGCAGCAGCGGCCTCTAAAGCAACCCACGCCGCTTCTTTAGATTTCAGCAACTCTGCTCGTCTCTTGGGGTCTTTGACCATCTTTAGTCCTTTACTTATTTCGCTTTTAATATCACGAACAGCGTAGGCAATTAAAGCTCTACCTTTTGCGGGTGGTCCCATTTTCATGGCCCTGCGGATCATTATGACAGGAGACGCGACAACAGCATACCCCATAGCCAGCGGGATGTTAAATAGTTGACTGCCTGCTCTTTCTCCAATTAGTTTGTCAAGTCCTAGTTCAGCAGCTAGGCGACCCAGAGAAGTAGAAGCCTCACGGGACGCTTTCATAGCCACGTTGTCGTACACCGACAGGACACGAGACATCTTAGAAAATACCTGCTCTGCCTGAGGAACAACAGAGAAAATGCTTTTGTTAGCTGCGTTGCGAACAGCAGGAGCCAGTAGAATATTGGAGTTAGTTTTTGATGTTCCTAAATCCATGCCCATACGTTCCATGTCGGAGTCAAAGGCTCTACGTGCCATTATTATTCCTTCAGCGGTGTTGCCGTTTTTTTGTACGTGCGTGATAAATTGAGACACTAATTCATTGACTTTTTTACGCATAGCTTTCGGTGTTGCTGTGAACACGGCAGGATTGCTTGAAATCATCTGCTGTACTTCTTGCGCTACGTTCTGACGCAAAACAGTCATGTCTATCGGGTCATTTGCTTTTTGACTCATTTTAATAACAGTGCTATCAAGTTTATCAAGGTAGCTTATCATGTTGTTGAAGTTTTGCTGGAGTGTGTTGTTACCAGTAACTCCTGCTCTTTTAAGCTCATCTACAACAGCTAACTGTGCTTCGTCTGCCATTTGCTTTTGTGTGCCTAAAATTCCTCGTGGGTCAGTGACATTCTCAGCCTGCTGTGGTGTCCTACCGCCTCCGGGCTTTGAGTACGCAATGTTGTAAACGTCTTTGTCGATGCCCTCCATAGGCTGTACTTCTTTTCTAAGTCCTACCTTTTCTATTTTCATCGGCGCAAGACTAGGGTTAAAGTTTTTAACTATATTCCTTGGCACACCAAAGAAAATATCAGCAAATCCAGCAAAGTTAGAGGCCTCGTTAGGATAGGCCTGCGAAAACTTCTGCCACGCTTCCTCACCTTCAGCTAAGGCTCCTAATGCCGCCTGTCCCGCTTCGGAGTTCATAGCCTCTACTAATTTTTGTTTAGCGGCTTCTTCCATATCATCAGGCAGAAGCATACCCACGGCCTCTTCTGCGCCCATTACTACAGCATTAGCAGCAACGTCAATAGCCATTGATATAGGATTACTGAGTGTTTGTAAAATTACAGAGGGGGTGTTAGTTGCTCCCGGAGTGTCCATACGCTGAAAAGTCTCTACCTGACGCTCTACTGCCCGTTGGTAGGGGTTTTGTATAATACGCTCAAAGACACCTTCTGGATCAGCCTCAGGAACAATCTCTAGATTGTCTCTAGCTACCTTGAGTTTTTCTCTGGCGGCGTCAATACCTTCTCTGGCAGACTCCATAGAAAATTCTCCCAAAGATTCGCTGGGCGTGACAATGCCTAGACGCTGACGTTCTTCCTCTATCTTTCTGCGAGCAGCTTCAATAGACATATCAGTCTCCTGCGTACGGAACAAATGCTTCTTTGTTTCTGTCGTAAATAAAGTCTTTACCATTGGGAGCAAAGTAGTAAACCTCGCCTCCCTCTTTAATGTATCCCGCTTCAATGTACGAGGGGTCGTTAAAGTCAATTACGTCAATAGGGTTTTCTCCAGATGCAATTCTGCGGGCCGACACTAATTTTTGTTCAATCTTTCTCAAAAGCTGTTTTTGCCGTTCAACAGTAAGTCCTGTGTTAAGTTTCGCTAAATTGCCCTGTAAAGCCGCAAATTCAATCTGGGTGACCTGACCCAAACCAGTTCCTTTAGAACCAAACTTTGCTGCTTCGGCCTTCATCCTGTTAATTTCGTCTAACGCTTCTTTACCAGCGATTGTTACATAAGTACTAGTCATAAGTTCGTGAGCAGGACTACCCGGAAGCAGGGAAGTTAACGCCCCAGTAATTTCACCGGGATCTAGGCCCATGTAGCTTTTATCCAAAGTTCTCAAGGCCTCCCTAATTGTTGTAATAGTAGCTGTGGCGCTTCCCGATACAAAATCTCGTGCAGCAATTTCTTCGTCAGCATTACCCTCAGGCTCAATCGTGTTGACTAACTCTGTGCCTTCAAACACAAGAACCTGTTTATCGTCCTTGGTCTTGACAAAAGTAACTTTAGGTGCGTCTGCCGCTTCAGGTTTAAACCCACGTTCAGCAAGAAGCTCTCCTGTTTCTGTATCATACAGCCCTGCGCCAGCAGATAGTGTAGTTGTTTTTCTGTCGCCACCGGAGCCTGCTTCATAAGCCTCCATAATCTGCGCTTGTGTTCCACCTTGAGCTAAAACAGAATTAACACCTTCTCGCAGATCTGCCAGAGGCACACCACGGGCTGCTCCTTGGGTAATAGCCATAAGACCACCCTGTACGCCCCTCTTCTGTCCTGCAGCTTCTTTTGTAGTAGCCGCCTTAGCCGCATCAAAGAACAACTTAGCCATGTCGTTGTTACCCTCTGCGGCGTACTTCTGGCCCAGAGAGTTTAACTGTGCAGGGTTGTTAGCGTTTTGTTGAAGCAACTGCTGTACTTCTTGAGCAGTCGCCTGCTGTCGCTTACGGTCTGCCCTACCCGCGAGCATACCACCTATGTTTTGACCGACGCCAGCAACAGGAGCGCCTATTTGTTGTCCGATGTTAGCACCGGTTTGTGCCAGCATACTGGCGATTCCAGACATATTAGCCATTATATTTGCTCCTTAACCCTTTATTTTAACCACCAAGGCCTTCCGTCATCACCAGAACCCGTAATTAAACCACCGAGTCCACTTAAGAGTCCACCGTAAACATTACCGTACAGGTTTGCCATGCCTGCTTGTTGTCCCATCAGTCCTTGAATGTTAGCCAACTGTGCTTCAAGGTCAAACTCACCTTGTTGTCTACGGGCTACGTCAGACAAACTAGCTACGTTAAGCGCAGGACTAAAGGCAGACAAAAGTGCCGCCTGTGGTGCGTAGCTCTGTTGCAAGAACTGACCGCCCAAGGCCGCTTGTTGTGCCTGCTCTGTTTGTGCCTGTTGCATCGCACCCAGCATTGCTTGGTTTCTGGCTTCAGCCTGTGCTTTTTCCATAGCAAACGCTTCAGGAGTACCACCGAACATATTAGTTTGAACACCTAGGCGTCCTTGTTGCGCTAGGCGCTCTTCCATAGCCAGCCTTTGTCGTTCTTCCTCAGGAGACTGTGCAGCCCTAATGCGCTGGTAAATGTCCTGTTCGCGTTGTGCCGTAGGCATCGTTGCCTGACCGTAGAAGTCTCCAGCGCCTCCAAACAACTGTTGTTGCATCGCTAGTTGTTCTGGAGATAAATTAAGTTGAGTTCCTGTTGGACCGCCTGTTACTCCTCCAACACTAGATGCAACCGTGAAGGGTTGAAACGTAATGTCAGGTGAGGTTGCTTGCGGCAACGGTGTCTCAAAAATAGACGTAACTTCGTCTGGAATAAGACCAGAAGTAATATCGCCTAGAATATCGCTGATAAAACCCATTAGTAAGTACCTCCGTCAATCGTCCCTGTTGCCAGAGTTCCCGTAAAGTTTAATGCAGGAATTGTCACAGTTCCAGTAAAGGTAGGAGAAGCTAAGTCAGCCTTCGTTGCACTGGCTGTAGCTATTGCATTAAACTCAGTGTCAAACTCACTACCACGAATAATTTTATTAGTGTCGCCAGAGGGCAAACTGTCCTTAGCGGTAAAGTTTGTTGTCTTTGTATAATTACTCATACCGTTTTACCTATTAGTGCTAATACGTTAATTTCCTGAAGAGACAAAGCATCCCCGTCAATTTCGGCTTCTAAGCCTATTGTGATAATGCTACCGTTTCCTGTGGTATTCACAGGGTTCCTAGTAGTTAGTTCTCCACCCGTGTACTCATTAATATTAAACTGAGCAACACCAAAATAAGCTGGTGATTGATTACCGATAGTAAATTCATACGTGCTGTACGTAGTATTAAAATCGTAGGCCCACTTCATAAAACAAGAAGCACCTGCCGCACCAACAATCGTAGGTCTTACTTTCTTTAGCAATTTAATTTTTGAGGGGTCACCAAACGTCAAACCGGGACTGTAGTACCTAAAACGATACGATGAAGTATTGTCTAAGTAACCAGAGTAGGTTCCGATACCATCTGCTGTGCCTATGTACACCGTACCGTCTGTGCTTACCTCAAAAGACTTGTGTGGAACAGACACCCACCGTGTTGCTTTATAGGTGTTGTTCTCTAGCTTAGACTTTAGGTCAAAACAGTAAATTGTGGACTGCCCCGGAAACGCAATAAGATAAAAAGAGTTTTCAGGACTGTACACAGATGCAGTGGGGACGCTTCTGTTGTTAATCAAATTAATAATGTCTGACTTTACATTCAAACTTAGGTCAGACAGCGGCAAAGACTTTTCTTGTATCGTTCGTCCCAAACTGCGTAAACCAGAAGGAGACATAAACAACACATCTGTACCAATGTGCTGTACAGAGTTTCTACAGATGCACCCAACGCCAGCTACAGTGTCTACCAGTGCCATGTTAGCAGGACTATCGGCCCCACCGTACACCAGCAGGCTGTGCTTTCCAAAAACAATCAGGGCGTTGTTGTGTGCCGCCAAAGCCCTAACCTCGTCGTATCCATCAGGCCACGCCTTAGATACATCTATAGAACCACTGGAGCCGCCAGTGAAATCACCACCGTTCAGAAGGTCTGACCAGTAGATTGTCTGAGAGTCTGTTGCGTTGTCTACAATCCAGAGGCGTCCGTACGCGCCGATACCCTCGTGACACTTCAGAGTTGCTGCAGTCGCACCTCCGTTAGCTACAGTAAATGTACGCAGTCCTGTAGCGTTGTCGTACACCAGAGGATCGTAACCGCGTTGAAAAAAGTACGCCTTGTCGTTAAAGTTTACAATCTTCCAGTTGTTAGCTGTAATTGTATATGATCCGGGCGTAACGTCAGTCAGGGTAGTAGTCCCTGTCATAATCTTGTTGTTGCCTGCGCTAAAAACTACCTCGTTACCTGCATCATCGTAAAAGTAATGGATCTTGTGGATGTAGTCACTACCTAATGCAGTCTTGTTGGTAGTCAGTACCTTTACGCCTTTACGGGCAGCAATACGCCCACGCTTGTCAATAACAGCGTTATCAGCAATATCAGCAAAAGACGGATCTTGCGCAATAGGGGAGTCTTCAGAGTTGACACCCTTAAACGCAGGAGCGACTAGATTAATACTTTGTAGTTGCTGTGCCATGCACTAGTCTCCTTAAGGAGTGTACCAGATAACTTCTTCGGGATGCTTCTGAGCGTCCAGAGCAACAGCATCAGACAAATACTTATCAGCAATGCCAAAGTATTCAGCCGCTGATGTACCGCCTGTTTCTCCACGCTCACGAGCCAGCAAAGCTATCGCCGTGTGAATCACAGGCTGACTAGGAATAATCAAGTCATCTGTGTTGGCGCTCAAGTCATCGTTACGTTGTATGCAGTTAAACCGTAGGGTATAAGCAGCATCTGGTTTAGGGTAAACGTCAATCTGAGTATCACCACTAGAGTTTACACCGTTAAACGTGTAGTACTGAGGCTCCCCAGAAAGTGGCGTATTAATTAAGTACTGCTCGTCAAACCATTTCTGTGGTTGATACTGCATTGTAAGGTTAGATGAGTCGTTAATCGCGTGTAGTACTTTAATCTTGTTCTGCGAACCTGTGAGAACGTAGTTAAAAACATTAGCACTCGTGGTTACAGTAAGAGTAGTTCTAAGCGCAGACCAATCCCACGCAGACTCTACCATTTGTTTAGCGTCATTAACAAAGTCACCCACCATTTTGCTGTAAGTGTCGTTTGATACGCTAGTCACCTCATCTTCTCTGAGGCGTCTTAGTACGTTGTTTACTAGGTTTAAATATGTCATACTTTTCTACCGCCTGTAGAGTTAGTAAAGATTCCAGCCAAGTAATCAGTAATCGGGAACTGTTGTGCAGTAAGTAACTGAGGGTCTGTGGTTAGGCCCATTTCAAAGCCATCAAAAAGGTTTTGCCCACCACCCAAACTACCTCCTGAGGAGCCTCCGCTAGAGCCATCAGAGCCTGTTGTAGTAGTCGTAGTGTCCGTACAGCACTTGTCCCATATATCACCTTGCTCTCCTTCAGGCCTAGGAGACTCACACTCAACTAAATCACAGTCAGGATCTCCGTCTGTTCCACCTGTCGTGGTTGTGGTAACGTCAGTACAGCACTTGTCCCACTGGACTCCTTCAGCACCTTCGGGTCTAGGAGACTCACACTCAACCAAAGTACAGTCAGTGTCTTCTCCTCCGGTTCCGTCCGTACCTCCCGTACCTCCCGTTGCGATCATCTCGTTGCCACACAAGCCACCCTCGTGCTGGTCTGGTATAGTTCCGTCAGAACAAAGTTCACCACAAGATCCGTCTTGGTTAGTTTTCCTGTTAGGGTCCGCACAAGAAGGTAGAGGAGTGGGAGCAACATAGTCTGAGCAGTTAGCTCCGTACACGCCGTCTATTGTTTTCTTTTCTGTCCCATCGTTGCAGTAATCCTGCCAACAATACGCGTTCCACGCTCCTTGAGCAAAACTGGTAGGTCCCGGATTCCCCGCCTTACAGTTATAT